CTTTCACCGGGCGGCGCAGCAATATCCGCGCTGTAAAGGCGATCAAGGAACAAGTTAACATCAATCGTGGTCTTTGGGACCACGCGATGAAGCTCGCGGCGTGAAATTTCGGAGTCTGGTCGGCGCTCTGTAAATCAGTCCGACTCACGTGGCCCCGGTGTGACGGGGCACTATCACCGAGGTGCGACAATGATCGCAATTCTCTGTTGGGTGTTGGTGAGCATCATAGTTTCCTTCATTTTTGGAGCGATCGCCAATTTCGGCCGTCGCAAAGACGATAACGAAGACTAGGAGTTACAAATGGGACTCGATATTAGCGCGTATAGCGGACTTGTAGAAATTCGCCCGTATGATAAAGATGATGATGATGATGACTACTATGCATATTGGGAGGAAGGCCTCCGGCAATTCTGGCACAACTCTGAATTCCCCGCGTCGAACTTCGCCCCGCTAAAGGAAGAAATGCTTTATTCTTTCGTACACACGCATAACTTCCATGCTGGATCCTACAGCGGATACAACGCCTGGAGGGAGCAACTCGCAAATCTAATTGGCACCACCTGCGAAAAGATGTGGGCTGATCCTAAGCCCGGTCCGTTCGCCGAATTGATCAATTTCGCGGATCACGAGGGTACGCTGGCCTCAACGGTCTCCAAGAAACTCTTCAAAGACTTCAAGGAGTGGAAAGATCGCGCTATAAAATTCAATAATGACGGCTGGTTTTACGATCGCTATCTCCATTGGATGAAAGCATTCGAGATAGCATCAGATAACGGCGCGGTGAGTTTTCACTGACGCGCTTAATCAAGCAATTCCACCCACGTCCACCCGTCCTATGGTATACTGATTGGCTGGTTACTTAGGAGTTACTCGTGAATAAAGAGCGAAAGAAGGAACTTCAGAAAATCCAAGAAATTCTCGAAGCACAAGCGCAAATCCTCGAAGGCCTCAAAGATGACGAAAGCGATGCTTTCGAGGCGAAGCCAGAATCTCTGCGCACCGATGATGATCAATCCAACGTGGATGATCTTTCGGAAGCACATGGCAGCCTCGAGGAAGCCATCAGCAAGCTGACCGAGGTACTCGAGCGATGACTTCTGAAGAGCTCGCGGTTCTCGTTGACGCGTACTATCTTATGCGCGAAGACCGTCTGGCGGCGCAGCGTGAACTATCTCTTCGAGAAGTACAAGAAAAAGAGTTGAAGGAAAAACTCATCACTGCTTTCCGCGAAGGGAAAATCACCGCTGCCGGAGGTAAAGCGGCGATTATTCGCCACAGCGTTTCGTTCGAACCCACACTCGATGATGCGGACAAGCTCTACAAGCACATTCGCGACACAGGTGAGTTCGACCTCCTTTACCGGCGCATCAACACCAAGGCCGTGAAGGAACGCAAGGACGTTGGTGTGGAAGTTCCGGGAATCGTTTGGTTCCCGGTCGACAAGCTCAGCATTTCCAAACAAACCCGATAAGGAGTTACGAAATGGCAAGGCAGGAAGTCAAACCCGAAGAAAAGGTGGTTCTCCAGCCATCCACAATGGGCGATATGCCCGTGGTGAGGCAAAATACGCTCCCGCAGAGCGTAACAGAGCAGCTCGCCAACGAGGCGAAGGCCGCTGCGATGCTTGAACGTCCCGTTGGCGGAGCAATTTCGCTCCGAGGTGGGCAGATTTCGTGGCAGGGCACCCCGGTCGCCGGCAATCGCCTCCGCTGTGTGATTCTCGATGGTATTTTCGAGAACCGCTGGTACGACAAGCCGTTCAATCCGGAGCAGCCGGCCAATCCGGCCTGCTTCGCGATGGCTAGAGAAGAAGATGATCTTGCGCCGCACGAGGATGCCGAGAATAAACAGGGCGGTCCGGAAGGAAAGTGCGAAGGCTGCGCGAAGAACGCATGGGGATCCGATCCGCGCGGCGGTCGGGGCAAGGCGTGCTCGCAAGTTCGCCGCCTTGTGCTCATTCCAGCGACGGCGTTGGAATCGGACGAAAGCACTCTGGATGCTGAAACGGCCATCATGAAGTTGCCGGTCACGTCCACTCGCTATTGGGCGGGGTACATCACGCAACTCGCCGGCATCGATGGACGGCCCGTGTGGTCGGTGATTTCCGAAATCTACACCGAGCCGCACCCGAAGCATCAGTTTCACGTCTACTTCAACAAGGTCGGCTTCGTGCCGAACGAGCGAATCGAATCGCTGCGTCAAAAGATCAAAGCCAGCGAAAATCTTTTGCTCGCGCCATACGCCAAGTCTCAGCAGTCGGCACCGACGCCAACCGCACCGGCTTCCAAGAAGTACTAGATCACAGGGAAAGCCGTGAACAGGCCTGTCGGGGAGCCTAAGGTAAGAATCCCCGGCTTACAATTCTAAGGGATAATCATGTGGGTCTTGGACTTTGAAACAGAAGCGATTGAAGGGAATACAAGCAAGTTTCCTCCGAGACCAGTAGGTCTCGCGTATCGTACTCCAGATGGGGCTACCGGATACGCCACGAAATGGGAGGACATGCAGGGATTTCTACGGGGATGCTGGGATGAGTCAATGCTCTTCCACCATGCCAAGTTCGATACATCGGTGGCAATGTTCTGGATGGGCCTGCCGATGCCAAAAGATCCATTAAAGGTCCACGACACGCAGTTTCTCATCTTTCTGCACGACCCCCACGCGGAAAGTCTGAGTCTAAAGCCATCGGCCGAGCGCATTCTCGGCGAGCCTCCAGAAGAACAGGACATTCTCCGTGATTGGATCATGCGGAATGTAGTCGGCGCCACTAAGAAGAACTGGGGCGCCTTCATTTCTAAGGCTCCTGTAGAGATCGTAGAGCCATACGCTCTCGGTGATGTCGGCCGTACATGGCGACTCTTCGAAAAGCTCTATCCGTTGATTGAATCGCAGGGCATGCTCGCCGCCTATCAGCGTGAACAACGGCTGATGCCAATCTTCTACGCGGCGGAGCGCCGAGGTCTCCGTGTGGACACAGAACGTCTTAGTCATGATATTGACCTCATGAGCGCCGCTGTGAAAGAAGCGGATAGCAGGGTCTATTCAATTCTCGGGACCACATTCAACGTTGATTCCGATGAAGAGTTAGCACAGGCGCTGGATTCGGCCGGGGCGGTTTCCGAGTGGAAACTTACCCCTACCGGGCGGCGGAGCATGGCAAAGGGAGCGCTCACAAGCGGTGTGACTAATCCGGAATTGTTGGCCCTGCTGCTGTACAGGGGCGGCATGTCGACGTGTCTGGGCACCTTTGGCATTCCATGGTATAATCAGGCGAGTACATCCGCAGGAAGAGTCCACCCATCTTGGAATCAAGTTCGTCAAGAAGGCTACGGCGGTTCGAATACATTCAAGGGAACACGGACTGGTCGGCCTAGTTGTGACCACCCCAATCTCGCCAATCCACCAAATGAAATGAGGGCCAAGGCCCCAGAAGGCTTTCCTAAGATTCCACTGATGCGACAGTATCTTCTTCCTGAAGAGGGACATCGATGGCTGAAGCGCGACTTCTCTTCGCAGGAAATTCGTATTCTGGCGCACTATGAGGACGGCGCGCTCATGGCGGCATATCGGGATAATCCGAATCTCGATCCTCATGAAATGACACGTTTGATGATTCATCAGCTCACCGGCATTGAGCTAGAAAGGCGGCAGGTCAAAATCATTGGATTTTCTATCATTTATGGCTCGGGCGTTACCGGACTCTCGGAGCAGCTCGGTGTTGATTACAGCCGCGCCCACACTCTTCGTGAAGCCTACATGTCCGCCCTGCCCGGAATTCGCATTCTGGGAGATGCACTTCGATCTCGTGGTCGTCAAGGTATTCCACTACGGACATGGGGTGGACGTCTCTATCTTCCGGAAGCCCCCAGACTCGTCAAAGGCGCGATGCGTTCTTTTGAATACAAGCTTCTGAATTATCTAATTCAGCCAAGCGCAGCAGACCAGACGAAACAGTGTATTATCGAATGGGACGAAATTCGCCCCGTTGACAATAGCTTTCTCATCACGATGTACGATGAGATCGACATCTCCGCCCCCGAAGAGCGGTGGCAGGAGAGCATGGAAATTCTTAAAGAAGTCATGAACCGTGACAGATTTGATGTCCCTATGCGTTCCGATGGTTTCTGGGGATGCAACTTCGGAGAATTAAATGAGCTGGACGCTTAGTCAGTACGGGCTCTACCAGAAATGCCCGCTGGCGTTCAAGTATCGGCACAAGGATCGACTTTCTTCTCCTCCAGGTCCGGCAGCAGCGCGCGGCTCGGGCCTTCATGATTCTCTTGAAGGCTATCTCAAGACAGGCGACTGGGGCGTCACTATCCCGTTGTATGCTCGCCATCGCGCAGAGGCTATGCGCGATGATGGTTTCATGGCAGAGGAACGGTGGGCCTTCAATGATAAATGGGAACCTGAGTTATGGGATTCCCCTAACGTCTGGGTTCGTGGGATAGTCGACGCTGTACTCGAAGATACGCCGTGGCTTCACATCGGCGAGTGGAAGTCAGGAAAGGTATGGGAAGATCATGGACTTCAGCGAGATATCTATCTCGTCATGGGTCTCTGCACGTACACCAAGTCAGATGAGGCGCACATCGCCACAATCTACATTGATCAAGGTTTCGACGTAACGGCCAAGCTGGAGCGCAAAGATCTCGAAGCTAAAAAGATCGAATGGACAAAGCGTGTTGAGCCGATGCTCAACGACACATTCTTCTCCCCACGTCCCGGACAACACTGCAACTGGTGTTCATTCTCCAACAGAAAAGGAGGTCCATGCGTGTACTAGAAAAGAAGACAGAGCAAGACATCGTCGATTGGTGGGAGGCACAAGACGGTGTCGTCATTAAACTCAATCTTCACGGCAGGCGCGGCTGGCCCGATCGTCTGTTTCTTGATTACGGGCCGAGGGCGGTCTTCATTGAGTTCAAGCAGGTAGGTGAAGATGCAAGACCATTGCAGGAATACATCCACAGGTTACTAATGAAGAGGGGCTTCGAAGTTTATGTCGCAGACACTTTCGAACGAGCAAAGCAGTACCTTCTGGCCCGCCCGGGATTATCAGAAGGGAGCGATCCGGCTGTTGATTTCTCAAGGATGTGGCGGGATGTTCTTGGATCCAGGGCTTGGAAAGACCTCCATAGCTCTTTCGGCATTCCAGATTCTCAAACAGAAGAAGATAAACCGACGGATGTTGGTGATCTCCCCACTCCGCCCAATGGCAGTCACATGGCCTGACGAAATGCAGAAGTGGGCGGACTTCTGTGATCTCACCTACTGCATAGTTCACGGTCCAATGAAAGAGCAATGCCTCGACGTAGAAGCTGACATCTTTCTTATCAATCCCGATGCGGTGTCGTGGCTCCTGGAAAATAATAGATTCAAGCATATCAACGCCGATATTCTTTGTGTAGACGAGAGCACGAAGTTCAAGAATTCGTCCACCAAGCGATTCAAAGCGATGCGGCAGATGATTCCTAGCTTTAAGCGCCGCTGGATTTTGACAGGGACGCCCACCCCGCGCTCGCTGATGGATCTCTTCGGGCAGATTTACATTTTAGATCAAGGACTCGCCCTTGGCCGTTTCATTACTCATTATCGCAATGAGTACTTCTATCCGTCAGGCTTCGGCGGCTACGACTGGCAGCCGAAGCTCGACGCGGCAGATAGAATCGCTAAGCGCATCGATCCAATGGTTCTCCGCCTAAAAGCAGAGGACTGGATTAAGATGCCGGAGATCATGTTCAACGATATAGTCGTCGACTTACCGCCGGAGGCGCGTAAAGTCTATCGCCAGTTGGAAATCGCCTTCATTACGCAGATTCAAGAAGAAGAGATCGTAGCGGCGAACGCTGCGGTCGCCGGAGGTAAGTGTCGTCAAGTCGCCAATGGGGCGATATATAGTGAGGTTCCTACGGAAGGTACGGGGCGTCGTCAATTCCACAAGATTCATGATGCCAAGTTGGACGCCCTCGACGATCTCGTAGAGGAACTTCAGGGCCAGCCACTCCTCGTGCTGTACGAATTCCAACATGATTATGAACGCATGGCCGAGCGATTTCCCAATGCTCCAGTGATACATGGCGGAACTTCGCCCAAGGCGGCAGCATCTGCCATCGAAAAGTTCAATCGTGGCGAACTACCGCTGCTCATTGGGCACCCCGCCAGTATGGGTCACGGTCTTAATCTTCAAGAAGCGTGCAATCGTGTCTGCTGGTATGGAATGACTTGGAACTTCGAGTACTACGACCAAGCCATCAGGCGCGTGTATCGTCAAGGGCAGCGGCAAAATCATGTCATCGTATATCGCATTGTGGCCCGCGACACACTTGACGAGCAAGTCATCGAATCTCTCAACTCGAAGGATGATATACAAGCGGCATTCGTGAGAAGATTAAAGACGTTCAAGCGATAATGCTTGCTTTTCTTTATGCCTCAGGTTATACTCGCAATGTACTTTCCAACCAAGGAGGCCCAAATGGCCGAAGTGAAACCCTCCGGAACCCCGGTTCCGGGCCAGCCCCAGAAGCCGGCGAGTCCCACCGCACCCGCCTCGGCGGCTCCGAGAGACCGTACCAGCAAGAATTTCGACAAGAACGCCGCCATCGCCCTGAAAACCGAGAAGAACCCGAAGCGCGTCGGCTCCAAGTCCTACGACCGTTTCGAGCACTACAAGACCTCGAAGACCGTCGGCGAGTTCGTCGCCAAGGGCGGCACCTTCGGCGATCTCGCGTGGGACTCGGCGCGGGGCTACGTCACCATCGCCGGCTACACGCCGAAAATGGTCGAGAAGAAGGCCAAGGCCGAGCCAAAGCCCGCCACTGCGCCGAATCCGGCGCAGACCGCGGTGAAGGGACAGCCCGCCACCATCACGAAGTAATACTTCAATTGTCGGTATGCGACCACACCCCGCCTCGGCGGGGTGTTTTCTTTTCGAGGAGTTATCATGAGACGAGTTGCGCTAGTAGTCGCAATGACAGCCCTGACAGGGCCTGTAATCGCTGAACCCTATGCCTTCATTGGCGCGGGAAGCATCAACAGCAACGGAGCCGTTGGAATTGGGACGGGTCTTCAACTCAATCGCAATATCGGCTTAGAGGCTGCGTACTGGAAGCCGAGTACCTTCAGCGAAAGCAATTCCTTCAGCGGTTCCACCTCCACCTCTACAACCGTAGAAGGCAACATCTGGACCCTTTCCGGCGTCGCCCGCCTCCCCATCGGCCAGTGGAATCTGCTCGCAAAGCTGTCCGCGAATTACGTGAAGGCTAATTTTCGCGAACACACCATCACTACGCGAGACGTTCAGACACCCTCCGGCCCTATCCCCGTTCTAGTGAGTGATACAACTGTGACACGGGCGAGTAAAGACTGGGTGGGCGGCGGTGGACTCGGAGTAGAATACACCTTCGACAAATCGGTCAGCGCCCGCGCGCTCTGGGAGTATGTCGGCCGCACTACCGAGCTGGGAAAGATGAACCAATTCTCCATTCAAGGTCTCTATCGATTCTAACCCATGCTTATCGCCATTCCGAGCAAGGCGCGGGCCACACGTCAGGTGACCCTGCTGATGCTTCCGCCAGAAATTCGGAAGCAAGTCTATCTAGTTGTGCCGACGGATGAAATACCAGCTTATCGGGACTACGAGCTGCCGATTCTTGGAGTTGATACTTCAGGAATTGGCGCTGCACGACAAACTGTCTGTGATTTTGCCCTCGGACTGGGGCAGAATAAAGTACTGATGTTAGATGATGATCTCGTATTCGCCACTCGGCGGACAGACGATCCAACGAAGTTTCGCACTTCTGTCGATGCAGAGATAATCGAGGCAGTGAAAGACATAGAGCTTTCATTGAATATGCACGCGCACGCAGCGATCGCGCCGCGAGAAGGTGGAAACAGGCGCACTGACCGCTATGTCGAGAACACCCGTGCTCTGCGAGCGCTGGCTTATCGTGTCGATATTCTTCAGTATTACGGAATTCGCTTCGATGCCGTAGAGTTAATGGAAGACTTCTACGTTCAGTTGAGTTTACTCACTCGTGGATGCACCCACCGAACCATTAACTGGATCGTTCAAAATCAAGGTGGGAGTAATTCCGCTGGTGGATGTTCTACCTATCGTACCATGGAAAAACAGAGCGCGGCGGCGCATGCGCTGAAGGCCGCGTTTCCAGACTTCGTAAGTGTCGTCAAGAAAATCACGAAGACGGCATGGCAAGGACAAGAACGTGAAGATGTCATAATTCAATGGAAGGCGGCATTCGAATATGGATCCAGAAGATGTGGAGAACGTGGACCGACCAGCACTTCTAGCCTATTGGATCAAGGAACGACGAAAGATTCTCGCTCAATATACGGCGGGGGCGACGCGTCCGTGGACGACTGATATCATCCTAGACAACTATCGTTTCACTAACGTGAGGCGAGAGGATGACCGAGTCACTAAGTGGATCGCTGAACATTGGCGAAATCCATACGTGTATCACGAGAATTTCATCCCGGCAATGGTTCTCGCCCGACTTCTCAATTTGCCGGAAACTCTGCAAGATGTCGGCTTCCCAGACGTCTGGGATGATGAATACATCCGAAATAAAATCAAAGCACGAAGAGATGTAGGGGCGCGATACCTCAACGCAGCTTATCTCATCACGACCTGTGGCGTGAAAATGGATAAGATTGACTACATTGTGGACATTGCGTCCACAGTCCAACATAACACAACGCAGTATCTTCCCGGAGAACACTCGTTGGAATGTTACTTCGGCTACCTTCGACAGTTCAAAGGGCTGGGAAGTTTCCTCGCCGCACAGATCATAGCAGATATCAAGAATACTCCGCACCACCCACTCGAAAAGGCCGCAGATTGGTGGAGTTGGGCGGCTGTTGGCCCCGGTAGCCTACGTGGTCTCCGTAACGTCCTGACGCGTCAGGACGTTACGGAGAGGCATTTTCTGGACCTTGCTACCCGCCTGTACCACACGTTAGAGGAGAATTATTTCCCGGAAGGCTTGAACATCTGCATGCAAGATTTCCAGAATTGCCTCTGCGAATTCTCCAAATACTGGAAGGCATATGTCGGAATCGGATATCCAAAGCAGCGGTACTGACGGAAGATTAGTGAAGCGGTTCCGCTACCCCGACGGGCGGCTGACTGCGCTTGTCTCGGTGGAAAATGACTGGCAGGTAGTGGTCTTTGCATCTGAAGAAGCTGCGGACAAATTCGCCAGCGTCTACAACTTAACGATAGAGGAGTTAAAGGATGGAAATCCGAGCACTGGAGGCTAGCGCGTTATTCTCCGAAGCAATCTGGAATATGCGAATCTCCGGCGTAGAAGAAGATTCAAGAAATGGTCTAGTGAAAACCATCCCCGAACCTGTTATTCTCAAGACATTGGACCCCACCCACCGAGTTATCTTCGTGGATGGGCGAAAGGAGAATCCATACTTCCACTTCGCCGAATGTCTGTGGATGATGGCAGGCAGTAACGACGCCTACTGGTTGTCAACCATTAACCCACGAATTACCGACTTCGCTGAAGCAGATGGCAGAATGCACGGCGCGTACGGACATCGGTGGCGGGAGCATTTCGGCGTCGATCAGATCTTGGAAACAATTCGACTCCTTAAAACGGACCCCAACACGAGACGTGCGGTCATCGCCATGTGGGATCCAAGTGCAGATCTCAACATGCGGAAAAAAGATATTCCCTGCAACACTCACATCTATTTCCGAAGGGCAGACGATCGACTGAATATGAGCGTGCTCAACAGGTCGAATGATTTGGTGTGGGGTGCGCTCGGTTCAAACATCGTGCACTTCTCCTTTTTGCAAGAATTAATCGCCCACGCAGTCGATCTAAAAGTCGGCTCGATGTATCAGATTACCAACAACCTCCATATTTACGAGCGACATTGGCATTTCTTGGAGGTCCCACCTCATTTCCACACCTACGCGGAGATGGGAATTCTTCCCTACAAGATTATCAAAGGGGATATAGAAGGTTGGCTCCGAGAATGCGAAGAATTCGTACACGGAGACAAAAGGGATGGCTTCAACGAGCCTTTCTTCAACGAAGTAGCAGTTCCACTTATGAATAGTCAGCCGCACCTCTGCAAAGCGGAGGATTGGAGGCTGGCTTGCGAACGTTACGACAAAAGGAAGGTACATGACCGCTGAACAATTGGGGTTTCTATTTCGCGCTTTCGACGTGAAGAGATATCACACGCTCCCGCTCATTCGTGAGCAGACCGTCGGGGACCACACCGCTCGGGTGCTGGTGGTGGCATTTTATCTGGCCGAGCACACCCCGAGCATGGAACTCGTAAGCGCCATCTTAGAGCATGATGGCTATGAGTTCTTCACAGGGGATATCCCTGCCACGATGAAGTGGTTCGACGGCTTCGGTGATCACGTGGAGGTTGCGGAGAAAAAGATAGATGAAGTATTCTCGTTGAACTACAAAAGCTACGAGCTTCTAACGGCGGAGGAAAAGCTCCTCCTCAAAGTCGCCGACACGACAGAACTCTGCTGTCGCTGCTCCGCTGAAGTTATGATGGGCAATCGCTTCTTAGCGCCGATATTTCAGGTCGGCGCTAAGTACCTCGATAACTTGAAGAAAGACATGCCTGTCGGGATGTGGGAGAAGATCGCGGCGATTCTTGGACCCCGAAATCAGAAAGTGGAGCAGGCTCCGACCATTAACTAAGGATTATCATGAAGAAACTCACAACGAACCCCAATCAACGACAGGTAGGTGGTGACCACTACAAATCCAAAATGCAGCACTGGGATTTCGTGATTGAAAACGACATGCCGTACATGGAAGCGCAGATCTTCAAGTATGTGCTTCGCTGGAGAACTAAGGGTGGGCTTCAAGATCTGCGAAAGGCGCAGCACTTCCTCGAAAAGCTGTTGGAGGTCAATAAAAACTGGCCCATGAAAAGCTGACTTTGGTATACTGGCTCTGCAAGTGGGCTGCCACGACTGTAAGTCGGCTATAGGCACCGGAATTCCCACCGCGCCTCGCGAGCTTTCTTAGTTCCGGAGCGTCCTTTGCCTGTACCGAGGGGAGCAGGAGCCGACAATCCCCTCACTTTTTCAAAGGATCGAATATGAGACGACTACTCAGAATTTTGGTCTGTCGATGGTTCGGAACCGTTGCCGAGTGCAGGGAGCCAGAGAAATGCATGCGCCGGGAGTGCGGTCCGTTACCACGAAGAGGGGAGGGGCATGAGTAACGTGCCGCCGAGATCGCGCAACTGCCGTGCCTGTCCGCGTTGCGGTGGCTCCGGGTCGAAGGAACTGCCGGACGAGGAGATCGCATGGCTGCGCGCTTTCGGCAACAGAATGATCGAGCGTGGCGTCGAGGCCGACTTCGTGGCGCGCTACATGAGTTCAATGGACCGGCCTAATCTTTCCGAAGATCCAGAGGCGGCGGCTGACGGAGAAATGGACGCATGGAGCGCAGAATGAATCCGCCCACATCGCGCAACTGCCGTGCCTGTCCGCGTTGCGGTGGCTCCGGGTCGGTGCTCGATGATCGAGCCGTTGGTGCGGAGATGCGGGCGCGGCGCGAGAAAACCGGGATTTCCCTGCGGGAACTGGCGAGGCGGATCAAGTGGAGCGCGACCTACGTCAGCGACCTTGAGTTGGGACACAAGGTCTGGACCGAGCAAAAACGCACGCGCTATGAAAGGGGGCTGCGGTGAAGTATCCAGACCTAGGGCCGTTTCTGAGCATGTGCCACGAACGCCAATACGACGTTGGCTGCAAGCACGGCCAGGGCGAGTCCATGATGCGCTGCCGGGGTTGCATCATCGAGGTGGGCGAGGAAGTCCTCGCCGGATCGGAGAGTCGACCGAAAGTCGTCTACACGCCCTGCAAGGCGCATGAGGGAATGCCTTGGACGATGAAGCTCACCGGATGGGCGACTTCGGCGGTTCCGGTGTGCCCGATTTGCAATCCGCCGGACGTGGAAATGGCACGACCAGATAGAACAGGCGCATGAGCGAGACCTGCAAGCACGGCTACCACGGCGACTGCCAGCACTGCTACGCGGAGCGGCCGTGTCAGCATGATCTGCTTCAAGAGCGGAGCACGGTTCGTGTATTTGCCGACGAGGATTACGGCTATACCGTGCTGTCCTGCGAGGTGTGCAGGCGAGCCAAAAACATTCCATTCATAGCACGTACTTCCACTACGGCGAAGCCATGAGCAGCGGCAACAAGCACTGGGACGTGACGCGAGCAGAGCAGGGGGCGGTATGAAACCGATGCTTGCAGCGACAGTTGGGGAAACTTCCACATTGAGGTATCCTCTACTAGCAAGCGCGAAACTTGATGGCATTCGCGCTTTTGTGGAGAACGGAGTGGTTCTCTCAAGGAATCGTAAACCAATTCCGAACGTGTACATCCAAGAAATGTTCAAGCATCTCGAGCACTATGACGGAGAGCTCATCGTCGGAGCACCCAATGCTCCAGATGTCTATCGCACCACGATGTCGACAGTGATGTCGCAAGAAGTACGTCCTAGCGATGTACACTTCGTGGTATTCGATCACGTAGCGAAACCTGGACTTCCGTATACAGAACGGATCGCCTTCATTGACAAGTCGTTTCTTCTCCCACAACTCATCGTATACGGAGAGGACGAGCTCCTTCATCTGGAGGAGAAAACTCTTCGCGAAGGATATGAGGGTATCATGCTCCGTTATCCGGCTGGCGAATACAAATACGGGAGGAGCACTCTGACTCAAGGATTTCTGATGAAGCTCAAACGCTTCATGGACAGCGAAGGGGTCGTACGCGGTTTCGAAGAACTTATGCACAACGCGAACGCACCCAAAATCAATGAGCTCGGCTACACAGCACGGAGCTCTCATCAGGCAAATCTCATCGGCGCAGGGCGTCTCGGCGCAATTACGGTGGAGTGGGAAGGTCGCGAATTCAATATCGGTACAGGCTTCACCGATGCTGAACGCATCGAAATCTGGAATAACAAGATGAAATATTTCAACCAATGGGTGAAATTCAAATATCTCCCCATTGGAGTGAAAGATTTACCACGGCATCCAGTCTTCTTAGGCTGGCGCGTCTAGCTATTTCTTCATCATATCACGAAGAGTTTGATCCTTCGCTGCATCGCCCCGACTTGATCCAAAGTAGTAGCTGATCACCTGTGTCCCCATCGCAGTCAACGCGCCGAGAATATAGATGATGATGTCCTTTCGGTCAGGCTTCAGCTCACCATCTATGAGAAATACTAGAAGAAGCATTCCTCCGAAGACTCCAGTGATGATGAGCACGGCGAGCCATGGAGTTATGACTTTGTTGATGTATGGAGCGCTGTCGGCCGTAGCGATTCGCGCTTCACGATCTCGCGCGCTCGCCAAATCAGCCACGGCGAGTTTGAAACCCTCGGTTTCATTCGCCATCTTGGCGAGTTCGCCCGACTGCTCCATCTTTACCAGTTCAATCTTTGCTACTTCCCGCTGAACTGGATCGGGCCAGAGACGTTCAAGGAGCTTTCCACCTAATTCCATCGCAATGCTAACTGGATCAATTGCCATTTTACCCTCCTTTAGGATCGTATTCTACGTGAAGATGCTCC